AGTTGCAGATCTTTCTAAGTGTATATTTAAATTGATCTTCGGCCTTGGTGATCACTGCAACATACTTTTCTCTTTCTGCCTGCTGGTGCTTATCTTCTTGATGATTTGGCCTAATGCTGGCACCTGGAAATTTTTCCATAAATTCATTATATGAGGTTGGATTATTCTTCTCAATCTCATCATTTTTTTTGCACCAGACAGCATATTCATTGTTGAACCTAGCTGGATCAGCCATTCTTAACTGGCTGGCGTAAGACTCCCATTCTTTCCATGCTCCCCAGTGAGCAATCTCATGATCAGTCAACATATATTTTATCCTATCTCTTAGGCAAGAATTGCAAGGCGGTTGGTACTGGGTACATAAAAAATTGATGGCTGATTCCATTTGTCGCACGCTCAAGCTTCTCAGCAGTTGAAAGTTTGCAACTTTTTTCATCATCCAAATACTTATAAATTTGCTGTACGGTCAGATCCATTCTTTGAGCAATTTCTTTTACGGTAAGGCCTGAATGCATTCGGATCTTATTGATCTTGATCTGTGATTTTGTTGTCATGGTTATCTCCTTGATTGACAATTTACTATCATTAAACACTTTCATTTAAAAAAATCAACAAAAAGATTTACTTATTTAAAATAAAATGTTTATAGTGTGATGACTCAAGACAAAAGGAGAGAAATTGAGCAAACTTTTTTCAAAACAAATCACCAGCTGGGGAGTGGCTTGCAATATAAGCAGGTGCAAGACCATGGCAACAATCCCAAACGGCCAAAGAATTGTCATGTTGCTTTTAGAGCTTTATGATGTGATGCCTATGTACAATAATCTTTCTATCACTCAAAGATATCTAGAGATTGCAAATATCTTGGGGATTGCTGAAAGGCCAGCAATGAGGGCACTATCTGCGCTTTGTGATCATGGCTTTCTAGTAAAAGAAGCGAACGCACATGAAAAAGAGAAGAAGGCAAATACTTGGTGCTTTACCTCTAAAATGATTGTTAGATACTGGAGATCTTGGGGAGACTTCAAAGATATAAATGCCATTGCTTTAGATCCAGACACAACTGATTTAAAGATCAAATTAGAGGCTCAAGCTATTCTAAACAATATCTTAAACTCAAATATTTTACCCCTCCCCCCCCTGGTGTCATCCATAGCACCACCTGGTGCCACAAATAGCACTACCCTGGTGTCATCCATAGCACCACCTGGTGCCACCAGTGGCAGAAAACTTGCCACCAGTGGCAGAAAACTTGCCACCAGCGACACCACATTATTAAGAGAGGAAGATACATCTATTAAGAACAGGATTAAGGAGGATCAGCCAACTGATAGACTTTCTTCATCTGGATTTGCTGATTTGGATTTGCCTAGATGGAATGAAATGAGATCTCTTTTTAAAGAGGAGATGATCAAGGTTGATGACATGACTCAAATCAAAATTGTTTCAAACTGGCCTACTGCTCCAGATGGATATAAAATCAATCAAGAAGCTGGCTACTGCAATCATAATTTTAAAGCCAGAGATTTTGATAGAGAGACCTCTAGAAAGTGCAAGATTGTAAAATCTTTAAATGGACCTAAAACGCTACTTCTTAAAAGACATATGGACATGACTTTGCAAAACTTTGGCGGGATGCTGTCAGATGATGAAAATAACGCCATAGAGACATCAATCACCATCCCAACTGGTCAAAGGTTATTCATCTATGGAGAACGCTCTAAAGGAGAGCATTTAGCAGCAGCTATTTTTAAGCATGCTCTCTTCCAGATGGAAAATGGAAATGACCGATCTTTTGGATGCGCATCAATCTTCTTTGGTGGATTTGAGTTTTTGATTGATACAAGAAAAAACATTTATGAAAAATATGGAAGAGAAAATCCTGGAGGCTTCCCAACTGCTCAGCTTCTTTCTGACAATATCGAATACATGATCATTTACAATCACTCAACAGCCACTAATAAGATGCTCCAGCATGTGCATAATGACCTTGATCAGATCATCCTCAATAGGCCACAAATGAATTTTATCATCTGCTCCACTTCAAAGATCGAAGATTGCTCTAAAGCAATTCAAGACAACTTCATAAATGTTGAAATCAAATAGGCTGGCTATTTGTTTAATCGTTGCCAGCTCATCTTAAGCGAACCTTTTTAGATGTGGAATTGTTCTAGTGCGTAGCACCTTTAGAGCTGGCGAATTAAATCGCCGGTCAATTTGGTTAAATGGAAATCACAAAATACGCTAAACTAAAACCGAGCCGGCTCTAAATCTCAGCCTCTTTCTTAGCAAGAAACTCGTTCATAATTTGAGCTAAGATTGAGGCTGATCTATCTGGATATCATAAAATGAAAACAGCGAATTATCTTAGGCCAATGAATGGATATGTTATAGCAAAATGGGAAGATACTAGAGAGCATTCAATTTTATTTCAAGTTGTTGGGATTGCCAAAGATGAGGAAGAATTAAAGGCTGGAGATCTGATAGAAGTGCTTTCTAAAGACTATGATCAGATAGACACTCCAGTTTTTACAGATGCCTTTAGATTGAGCAAATCAGATATTATTGGCGTTTATGTGTCTATGTCTGATGATCAAAAAATGTTTAAACCATTTGATCTTGAAGAAGAATAATCAAGGCTAAATCTTAATGATCTCAATCCCATTGCCCCTTAAATATTCTTCGCCGGTTGAGATCCATCTGTCACTCTTATTTTCATAGACCACTGACTTGATACCAGCATGATGGATCAGCTTGGCACACATTAAACAAGGTGGAGCAGTCACATAAATTGAGCAGCCTTCAGTGGCTATCCCACATCTGGAAGCATTGGCAATTGCATTAAATTCAGCATGGTGGCAACCAATTTGCGTATCTGATCCACTTGGTATTTTATTTGCATCTCTAAGGCAACAATCACCGCCACAAAGGCCAGCCTGCTTTCTAGCGATTCCATTGAAAGACGATACAACTGGCACATCCCCCCGAACGATAACAGCGCCAACTTTTGCTCGATTGCATGGAGATAGACTAGACATTATCCCAGCCATATCTAAAAAGGCTTTGTCTTTAGCAGTCATGACAATCCTCGTCTTTGGAAGCAAAGCAGGCCAGATCAGCAGCCAGTTTGAGAATAGCTTTAGACCTTTTACCGCACTTGCCTTTATTGCCTACTGTGTATCTGCCTAAAGCAAGACAAACATCACCTTGACTATTGATCAGCCATGTTTGATACGCCTTTATCCCATACTCGATTTCACTGCATCCAGCACAATCGACAAATTGTTTTTTTACCTGCATCACTCCCTTTGCTCCAGCTGATGAAGTCAAGCCAGCTTCAAACCGGCTTTCATAGTAGGCTAGAGCAATCATGAGATATGGATCAACCTCAAACTTATCGGCGGCTTTGGCTACATGCAGACACTGGTCCATTCTGGCGGGAATGGATTTGGCAATGAGTTTGCTCCATCCAGTACTATGAGGAGACTGACTAGGATTCACTATCAATCCCATCACAATCCAGCAAATTTCAAAATAACTAGTCATCTTCATCCTCACTCTTTGTGATGTCATCCCACTCATAAGAATAATCGACATCATCAAAAGATAATACGATTGCGTTTTGATCAAGGATTGCTCGGCAGTTTTTACAATAATGGTACTCGATACTTGATCCAGCTAAACTTGATCTGATGTCATTCTGGCATCTGAGGCATTGCATTGATAAGCTCCATCGTCTTGGGAAAAATTGTTGATGCTATATCATACACTGCTTTGGCAAATTCTTGCATTTCAAATTGCGAATGACTATCTAACCGCAGCTTTAAAAAGTGCATCACTGCCTGAGTGCTAGCGCTCCAAATACATTCGCTATAAGTGCCGACTGGCAAAATAATCCTTGCTTGCTCCCTACAAACTCCCATATCAAGCAAACGCAAGTAATTGCTGTATGCAACTTGATAACTTTCAACAAAAAGAGTCAACGCTTGATCTTCTTTTTCATCATCGAGTTGGCCAATAGATGACTGCTTGTTTTTAGTGTCTTGCAGTCTAAAGCAATCAGGATAAAAGAAACTCTCTTTGATTTCAGTGTATCGTGCTGATTGCTCATTCCATGCACAGCCAACTTGGTGCTTCATCCATTGTCTTAAAACAAAGATCGGCGCTTTAATCCTAAATTTCAAGCTTCCATGTCTAAATGGTGATGTATGATCATGCTCCCAAAGATATCTCAAAAGTCTCTCATCCCTATCAGACCAATCTTTGCTCTCTCCAGCATAAGAGACACGAGCGGCGTTGACAATTGCTAAATCGTCTCCCATGTGATCGATCAATTCAACAAAGCCGTCATTTACATTTATTTTCATAATGCTCCTTAAAAAATATTATATATTATTATATAATAATTGTTGTTGATGTGTTTATATAATAACACACAACAGGAGAAAGTTTATGTTGAATACAACTTTAATCAATCGTCTTATCAGTCTTGAAGGTGTTATCGATGCGATGTTTAAAATCGAAGCGCCAGATATTGCAGCAACCTTGAAACTGTGCATCAGCGAAATCTTTTCAGATATGATCAAAAAACATGGAGAAGATCTTGAAAAGCAATTGGCCTTTGAGCAGGAAATGGAAGATCGAATTAAGGATCTATCCAGCCACAATTCAGCCGAAGACATCAAGCAAATCAAAAATATTTATGATCAATTGAGAGTAAAAAAATGATGCAAATTGAGACCTCCATGACTGCATTCAAAGATAATGCAATTTCTCTTCATAGCTTCTTTCAGTCTCTTTATGTGATGAAGGGAAGAGTTGGCTATACATATCAGGCAACTGACAACGGATTTGTCATAAAGTCTCCACTCAGTGGCCTTTATCTGCGAGTTGTCATCGATGACTACGAATTTACAAAAGAGAATTTTGATCTAAAGCTGGGCAATAAAGTCATATCATTGCACTACCTAGTTGAAAAGATGGTGAGTATCTGCATGAAGATTATTCGCAATCGCAACCTCTTAAAACGTGTCATCAGCGCCAAAGATCCAGAGACTGAGCTGGTCAAGCTAGCAAATTCTTTTTATCGTTTTCTCTACATTTCAACAGTGGATAACCTCCACCAAACCAAGCGAGTTCTAAAAAATGCTCAATAAAATGCACCTTATCGGCCGCGTTGGCGCTGATCCACAAATCAAAAAAATTGGCGAAAAAGATCTTGCCACCTTCTCAGTTGCCTATTCTGAACGCTACAAAGACCAAGATCAATTGACATGGTTCAATTGTGAATGCTGGGGGAGTCTTGCCAATCTAGTATCAACTCAACTCAAAAAGGGAGATAAGATCACCGTCATCGGCAAGATCCAGATCAATCAGCATGAGGGGAAAACCTATGTCAAGCTTCTAGCCAGTGAGATCATTTTTCTATGAAGATCAAAGATAGAAAATCAATCCTGAATCTTTATGTGTCAACAAAGCTGATCAGTCTGCTCGATGTCTTTAGTGATAGAAGATCCATCAAGGTCTCAAAACTGGCAGAAAAGCTTATGCTTGATGGTCTCAATCGGTCTGACCTTGATCAGGTTTTGTCTATCGATGATGATGATGCTATTGAAAAAATCACTACCAAAATCATCCAGGAGTTAGATCATGGCAAAGAGTAAAACTACTACAAAAATCGATACGGTTGATTCTAAAACGGCCAAAGCAATCGCAAAAAAGCCTTTAGAAGATAGAGCTGAGATCGCAAAAAAGAAGAGGCTTGTGGCAACTGAACAAATACTTGAGCTTATTTCTCAAGGTCTTTCTCAAACTGATGCGATTTCAGTTGTTGGCATCTCATACAGTACTTTTCATTCATGGATGAAGGCTGATGCTGAGTTGGTGGCTGATGTCAAGAGAGCTGAAATATCTCTCAAGCTAAAGCACCTTCAGAATATTCAAAGGCATTCAGAAAGCGATGTTAGAGCTTCCCAATGGCTACTCGCTCGAAAGTTTCCTCTAGAGTTTGGAGAGAAGCAGACCATTGACATGAACACTAAAGGCGATGACTCAAAAGTGATCATCAATGTCATCCAGCAAGTACAAAAAGAGAAGCATGGCAAAGCAATTGAAATTAAACATGAGTTGCCAGAGATAGAAGATCAAAGCGATGAAGAAGACTGATATTGAGCTCAAATTAAATCCGCTGCAAATCGATTTGATTGATCAACTCCTCTATTCTGGCGAGCCTTTTATCGCCGTTCGTGCTGGCTGGGGTAGTGGCAAAACCTCCGCTCTAGTCTTTGCGTTGTGGACTTGGTCAAGCATTCATCCCAACAAATCATCCCTTTTAGTGACTGATACCGCTCCACGCTATAGAAGCGTTTTAGGTCCAGAATTGGAGAAATGGCTTGTTCCTTATGGTTGGATTTATCATCAGCAAGAAGGCAAATGGACAGCCCCAAATGGCCATGTTGTTTGGTGTCGATCTTATTTTAGACCAGGCACAAGGGACGCTACACATAACCCGCTTGAAGGTCTTAATATCACTTCGGGGCTTGCCTTGATTGATGAGTGTCAAACTTTATCTGAAGAAGTAGCGCAGAAAACTCTTGGCCGTCTTAGATCTGGTCCATCACCTAAGATGATCATGGTAGGCTTGCCCGTTTGGGGAGCTTGGTGGGTCGACTTTGCTGAGAAAGCTGGATGCACGCCAATCTTCTATGCTAGCCATGTGAATAAAGCCAACTTGTCAGAGGCTTGGTTTGACGCCGTCAAGAATTTGCCAGAGTCTGAACGGCTGGCAATGGTTGAAAATCAACCTAGACCACCTCAAGGCGTGATTTATTCTGAATGGACACTAGGCCACATCATTGACAATTGGCGATATCATCCATCTATGTCATCAAGGCTTGTCATTGACTTTGGTTTTAGAAAGCCTTCAGTTTTGATCTTAGCGCATGATCCAACTTTAGAAGCTGATGTGATATGTGCTGAAATCAATCCTCAAGAAATCACGCTTTCAGAGCTTGCCAAAGAAATCCTCAAGATTGCTGCTCCTAGAGATCTAGCCAAACACTACCCCAACCGCATTTTGCTTGATGGTGCATCTGGTGATAAAGCCGGATCCGCTAGATCAGATCGAACCGCACTATCTGCATTCCATGAGCTAGCTAAATCTCCAGCTCAAGGAGGCATAGGAATTGCATTTAGATGGTGCACTGATCCAATACGAACGGACATCTTAAACGGCGTGCAAAGAGTTAAACGCTTGATCCATCAACGCAAGATTTTATGCTCTAAAGAAGTTTGGGATAGAGGTGGATCTGCTCAAGGCAATTCATTCAGAAAAGCAATCTTGTCTTACGCTTGGGATGGTAAAGAGACACCAAAGAAAGACGGGAAGGAGGATCCTCTAGACGCTCTAAGATATGACGTCATAAATTGGCGCTGGAGAGATAGCGAAATCCAGCCAGATAAGCCAATTCCTCCAGCCTCCCCCACGGTCAAGAGTAAGCTGAATCAAGTGAGCTCACATATAAAAATGATGAGGAGCCACTAATGCTAAAAGAAAACACAATTCACTTGGGAGACTGCCTTGATCTGATGCCATCCATTCCCAGCAAATCAGTTGATATGATCTTATGCGATTTGCCTTATGGTACAACCGCTTGCGAATGGGATTCCATTATTGACATGAGCAGGCTTTGGCAGGAGTATGAGAGAATTATCAAGGACAACGGCGCAATTGTTTTGACGGCCAATAATGTCTTTACTTTCAAGCTATGGTCAAGCAATCCATCGCTTTTTAGATACAGATGGATTTGGATCAAGAGTTTAAAAACTCAATTTCTCAATGCAAATAGAAGACCTTTATCGCAATTTGAGGAAGTGATGATTTTTTACAAAAAACAGCCAAAATATAATCCTCAAATGCAAGATGGCAAAGCATATAAAATAAGTAATGAGAAATCTTCAATCGGTGGCAAGAGTGCCTACGGTGATGAAAAACTGGTTAGAATTCCAACAGTCAATAATGGTGAATACTTTCCCAGTGATATCTTAGAGTTTTCAAATGAGATAGGATTTCATCCAACACAGAAGCCGGTGGCCTTGTTTGAGTACCTAATCAAAACCTATACCAATGAAGGCGAATTGATCCTAGATAATTGCTCAGGTAGTGGCACAACGGCAATCGCTTGCATGAATACCAATCGCCGTTTCATTTGCATTGAGAGGGATGAAACCTATCACAAGAAGAGCATTGAACGAATGAACAACCATGAGCCACTTTTCCACTTAGGAGCAACATGATAGGCAATGCACTTTTAGCAAGGTTGGCGATTGATAGCATCATCATGGATTTTTTCATCCCATTGGATGCAATCTATCAACTCACAGATCAAGCGATCATCGATAGGCTGAGAGAGCTGGAGCTTTCCTATCAAGGTAAAATCAAAGAGGCTAGATTGTTTATGCATAAAATGGAGATGATATGATGCAGAAAAAAGAAAGAAGGTGCATTTAATGGATAATCAAGAACAAAAAGTTAAAATCAACATGGATTTTCATGCAATTGAATATGCGAGTAGGCTTGGCGAAGATCAAGATAAATTGCAAGCTAGATATCAATCACTGGCTGATGATTGCACTATTTATTTACTTAAAGACGATTTGACCGTTGAGCAAAGTCAGTATGCAAAAACGATCAAAGAGAGTTGCCTATTAAAAATCCATTTCATGACTATATCAAAAGAAGAGAAAGCTAAGCACGCGAACATGTGGAGTAGAAGATGAGACCATATAAAACACAATCTGAAATAAGAAGCATATTTGATATTTTACAATCTATGCCTATTGATCCTACTGATCCTCTTTTAGAGATTGAGCGAAAAATGGAAAACAATGAATATGATAAAGCCTTTTATGAAAAGCGAAAATCAAGAAAAGTACTAGCGAATCGCAAGCATTTTCTTGATAAAGATGAAGTCGCAAGACTATGTAGCCAGCCTTTGACTTGGAAACAGATTGAGGAAAAGTTAGGCGTGCCTGCACAAATAATTGCTGATTTTGCTCGTAGTCATGGGATTGAGAAGGTACATACACAAGCGGGCAGAAAAAAGACGGGTACAGCTATGACGCAAAAAGAATATGCTCGCAGGTATTATGAAAAAAACTCTCCATCAGTTGAAGAACTAGATCGTCTTATGATCATCTATGGCGGCTTTATTGGATTGCTTGCGTTCAAGCTTGAGAAGAGCTTTCAAATCACTCGCAACATGTTGAAATTCAGAGGCAAATATGATGAATGGATTAAATACAATTTCTATCTTGGCAAAGGTGGAAAGCCAAAGCAATTGCCTAAGGTAGAGAAGAGCTGATCTTTTTGATCTTCTCTTCAACTCGATCAAGGCGATCAGCTAGATCATCATCGCCAACCTGAATTCTAGCTTGATCTTTGGCTTGTGCATCAATCTTGCTTTCTAAAACACTGATCTTCTTCTCAAGGTCTTTTCTCTCAAAGTCGCAAACCAAAGCATGATCTTTATCTTCTCGTTCTTTCTTTTGCATCTTTTGAAACATAAGCACGATCAAGATGATAATCGCTAGTGGTGTGTTGTCTTTGGTGATCTTCATGAGTTGCTCAAACTGATTGATCTCAGGTGGCAATTCAATGGTTGAGTGAATAGGTTGAACAGGTTGAGCTTGTGCAATCATTATAGGCTCATCTAGTGGTGCTAAAAACATATCTTCTTCTTTCTGATATATAAACTGATCAGGGATCAACTTAATTTTAGTGTCTTTTTTGAGTAGCTTTTCAACTTTCTTTTCTCCATAGTGAATGATCAGCTTAGAACCTTCTTTGAAATCGCAAGCCTCCACCTCATAGACATTGCCTTTAAAATAGATCTTGCCAGCGGTGGTGATAAAAAATTCATCATCAATTATGCACATATTTTCTCTTTCTGTGTGTTTAAGATATGAGTGTTTAGAGTGACGCTAGGTGCTTTTCTGCCTTTTAGCATCTAGCAATTTAAATTTTTATTTGATATAATAGCATTTTATGCAATATGATAAGTTGATATATTCCTTTAGGTGATGTTTATGACGGTTTATCCATATATGACAATGACAAGCTCAACCAAAGAGATGCCATATTTATCGCAAGAACGGCCACAATATCAAGCTTATGGTATCAGTGGAACATCCATTCAAGGCGGCTACATCACAGGGAAAGAACAAAATCCAGCTTTATCAGGTCGTTCATGGACGCGAGAAGCTGAGGATATGTTGGCAACTGATCCAATCATCAGACGATCATGGAGCCTGGTTAAGCAAACTTTATTATCAGCAAAATGGGAATTTAAGGCCGGTCGAGATGGTGATCAAACAAGCGAAGAACTTGCACGATTTGCCAACGAGGCATTTGGCTTTAAAGGTTATCCAGGCATGATGGAGATCAGCTTTGAGGATCAGCTTAATTATTTGCTAGAATTCATTCCTCATGGTTGGAGATATGCAGAAGAGATTTACTGTGTTGCTAAAGATTCAATAGGCAAAGAGAAGGTATTTTTAAAGAGATATGCTGATCGTGAGCCTTCATCTCATCAGCAATGGCTTTCAGTGGATAAGCAAAATTTAGATGGTGTTATTCAAATCATGGTTGGCGGTGTTACACCTGAACCTATTCCAGCATCAAAACTTTTGCTATTAACTCTCAATCGCACTGGCTCAAATTTTGAAGGCATTGGCTTGTTGCGTCCTTGTTGGTGGTGGTGGAAAGAAAAACAAAGAGCGGCTACACTCATGGCAATTGGCCTTGAGAAATGGGCTGTGCCTACTCCAATCGTCAAAGTCAATCGTCAAGCCGTCGATCAGATGGGCATCTCAAATGGAGATGTTGAGGCAATGATCAATGAAGCACAACAACAAGCTCAAGCTTATGTAGTGCAAGAGCAAAGCTATTTAGTTGAGAATAACATCGTGTCTTTTGATACCTATGGAGGATCAGCTGGCTTTGATGCTAATGGAGCTTTACAAGTCATTCAAGAATGTGACAATCAAATCTCACAAGCCTTCATGGCTCAATTTATGAATTTGGGAATTTCTGACACTGGATCAAGATCAGTCGGTGAGGTGCATCTATCTGTATTTAGAAGAGCATGTATCAATTTTCTTGACTTGGTAGCCAGTGCAATCAGTGGACAAGATAGACGAGGCGGCGGAACTATTGGCCGTCTTATTCGTTGGAATTATGGCAACATTGAGGCAACTAAATTGCCTCGCTTGGTGCATAGTGGTCTTGATACCGATGCACTAGCTGAGGCACTTGCAAGCTTGCCATCATTGGTACAAGCTCAGCTCTTAACTCCTGATGATGATCTTGAGAGAGCAATCAGACAAAAGATCGGTGCTGGTCAATTGCCAATTGAAGCAACTAGAACGGCTCAAGATCGTGCTGTTGCACAAAATCCAGCTTTAGCTATGGCTGAAAGACTGAGAGCAATCAGATGAATGAAAAGCAAATCTCTTTAGCAAAACAACGGTTGATGAATAGGCGATTTAATGCCTATCTCAATGCACCTAAAAAGTATGATGGAATTGACTTTACTCCACCTCAAGGCGTGAGAGATGCAGCAATCAGAGCACTAAAGAAACGAGCTGAACAGCCACCTTCAAAAAGAGGGATGACAGCCGTTGGGATTGCAAGAGCAAGAGATTTATCTAACGGCGTTACTTTGTCACCTGATACCATTAAGCGAATGGTTGCCTATTTCACAAGGCACGAAGTCGACAAGCAAGGCTCTACATGGGAAGAGTACGGCAAAGGTCGACAAGCTTGGGATGGTTGGGGCGGTGATGCTGGTTATACTTGGGCAAAGAAAATTTTAGCACAAATGGAAAGAGCTGATGAGAAAGAAAAAGCATTGTCGGAATCTCCCTTGCCGTCCTCCAATCGTACTGACATTAAGGTATTTAGAGAAAGAATCAGGTTGGGAGAAATTGCTTTATATCCAGGACAAGACATTAAGGTGCTTTCTGTGGGTAAGGTCAACTCAAGGATCAATGGCAAGACGATTCAAGATGTCACTCCTCAAATCCTCTCTGAGATGGTAAGAGTATTCAAGGCAAGGCTCAATGAAGATCCCGTTATCATCGATTGGAATCATCAATCATCTCCCTTTATGGATAACGGGCCAACTGATCCAGCTCAATCTATGGCATACGGTGAAATATCTGATGTATATGTAAAAGATGATGCACTTTATGTGAAACCTCTATATACTCAAGCAGGCCTCGATCTAGTGAAAGCTAGTGAAGGCGTTTTATATCCATCACCTGAATTTTTAGTAGGTGATATTTATGCAAGGGAAGATGATCCAAAGCCAATCGGATTTGCTCAACTTCAAGCTGTCACCTTGACGGCTAGACCAGCTCAATCTAAAAATAAAATTAGTCGTGTTTTACTCATGGAGAACATAATGAATCCAGAAGAATTAAAGGCTATGACAGCTG